TCGGTCTACCAACTGATCTGCGACTGGATACAGCGCCTAGACCTAGGTCCGATGTTTGACATTACCCGCGACGAGATACGCGGCCCGGATGAATCGCTTTGCATCTTTCGCGGGATGAAGGACCAGAACGCGGAAAGCATCAAGTCGCTTGAAGGCTACGACATCGCGTGGTTCGAAGAAGCGCAGAAGTGCTCGCAGCGCAGCCTTGATCTTCTCAGGCCGACAATCCGCAAGCCTGGCTCGGAACTGTGGTTCACATGGAACCCCGACGCCAAGACAGATCCTGTTGACCTGTTCTTGCGACGAAACACGCCTGAAAACGCCATCGTCATAAAGGCGAACTACGATCAGAACCCATGGTTCCCAGAAGAACTTGAGGGTGAGCGCCAGCTTGATCTATCCGGAGATCAGGCAAGATACCGGCACATCTGGGAAGGCGACTATCAGGAGCTAAGCGACCGGCAGTTGATCAACTCGGCATGGGTCGAGAGCGCGAGAAAGCGCAAGGTTGACGCAAGCCCGGCAGACGAAGTCACAATGGGCGTTGACGTTGCCAGATACGGCGACGACGAGACGGTCATTGCCTTCCGGCGCGGCAGAGACGCCTATTCGGAGCCTTGGGTTGTCCTGCGCAAGTTGGACACCATGGAAACGGCAGCGCGCATCGCCAGCCACTACGACCGCGTCAAGCCGAATGCGCTGTTCGTTGATGAAACGGGGGTCGGTGCAGGGGTTGTGGATCGACTGAAGCAGCTTGGCTATCCGGTCATAGCGGTCAACTTCGCTTCATCGCCTGATGGTCTGACGGACGCCAAGACAGCAAACAAGCGCGCCGAAATGTGGGTGCGAATGCGGGAATGGCTCAAGGGTACGGTTGGCCTTCCGGATGATGACCGGCTCGAGGCCGAACTGACATCGGTCGAGTACAAGCACGATGCCAACAACGCCATCCTGCTTGAGCGCAAAGAAGACATGAAAAAGCGCGGGCTTCCTTCGCCGGATCGAGGTGACGCTCTGGCGCTGACCTTCGCTTATCCGGTGACGAAACTCACGGACACTTGGGAACAGCATCGCGGCCCTGACGGTCGCTCTGACGCAACGGGTTATTAATGGACGGCAGCACATTCGGCCCAGTCGAGAAGCTTGGCGCTATTCTCGATCTGGACAATATTGCGGAGCACTTGCCGCCCGAAGACCTCGCCACCATTGGGTCTGACGTTGTGCAAGAGCACGGCATAGACTACTCGTCCATGAAAGACTGGCGTGAGCGCATGGAGCGCGGCCTTGATTTGGCGGCGCTGGTCAAGAAGGAAAAGACCTACCCGTGGAAGGGCGCGGCTAACCTCAAGTATCCGCTGATCACCACGGCGGCCCTGCAATTCAACGCACGGGCCTATCCGGCCATTGTCCCTTCGGATGACGTGGTGAAGGTGCAGGTGCACGGCAATGACACCACTGGCGCAAAGGCGGCGCGCGGCGAGCGTGTCGGGCAGTACATGTCATTCCAGCTTTCCTCAGAGGTCGAGGAATGGGAGGAGACGACCGACGAACTTCTAACCGTCCTGCCGATTGTCGGGACCGTGGTTCGCAAGGTCTGGTTTGATCCAGTTGAAAACCGCAACCGCGTTCGGCTGATTGATCCGCGCAAATTCGTGGTCAACGCCTCGGTAAAGGTGCTGGCAGACGCGCCGCGCGTTGGCGAGGAGATTGAACTCTATCCGTCCGAGATCAAGTCGCGCCGCCTGTCCGGTTTCTACCGCGACGTGGACTACGTTGAAAACGCTGGCGAGGATCGTGAAGCTGTTCAGACGTTCATTGAGCAGCACCGCAGGCTGGATCTGGACGGCGACGGATATGGAGAGCCATATATTGTCACGGTTCACAAGCAAAGCCAGAAGGTCGCCCGCATCGTGGCCGACTTCGAGCAGGGCGACGTAAAACTTGGGTCGCAAGGCGTTGTGGCTATCCGCCGGGGCAGTTACTTCATCCCCTACCACATGCTGCCGCCTATCGAGGGCGGGTTCTTCGGAACGGGCCTTGGCTTCCTGCTCGGCGACATTTCCGAGACAATCAACACCATCATCAACATGATGATTGACGCGGGCCACATGGCTTCGCAGGGCGGCGGGTGGATCGGCTCGGAGTTTCGCCTCAAAGGTGGAGTGCAGCAATTCCAGCCGGGCGAGTGGAAGCTTGCCAGCGTTGCCGGGGGCGACATCAGGAATTCACTAATTCCGATGACGTTCCCCGGCCCTGATGCGACACTATTCCAGCTTCTCGGGCTTTTGATTGAAGCGGGAAAAGAGGTTGCATCCGTTAAGGACGTGATGACTGGCGATACTGGCGGCCGCAACATGACCGCCACAACGACGCTCGCTCTCATTGAGCAGGGCATGACGGTCTTTACTGCCGCATACAAGCGCATCTACAGGTCACTCAAGAAAGAGTTCAAGCTGTTTGCACGGCTGAATCAGCGCCACCTCGATCCGCAGAAATACAGCGCCTTCCACGACATTGCCGGGCCTGATGGCAATCCGATGCTGTTGGACCCGCGCCGCGAGTTTGACCTGTCCGATATGGATATCACGCCGGTTGCCGATCCTCGCAGCGTGACGAAGATGCAGGAAGCGGCAAAGGCCGAAGTGCTGATGCAGATGGCCGACAAGGGCCTTGTGGATCGTGGCGAGGCTTCGGCGCGCATTCTCCAGGCGTCCAGCATACCGGACACGGAAGCACTCGCTCCCAAGCCGGACCCGATGCAGCAAGAAATGATGCAGATCCAGATGCAGGTTGCAAAGGCCAATGCGGCCGTGGCGATGGTGTCTGTCGAGCAGGCAATGGCGGGCGTCGAAAAGACCCGCTCCGAAACCATGAAGAACGTAAGCGATGCAGCGGCCAAGCAGGCAACCGTGAGGTTGGATCAGCTTCGGACCGCACTGGAGACAATACGCGATGGACTTGGCGAAACTCTCGGACGCGGACCTTCAGGAATGGCGGGAGCACCCGATCACGGCCCTGCTATCGAAGTGCTTGAAGGTGAGCCACTCGGCGCAGCGCCAGGCGGCAACGTCGGCCTATTGGGCGGGAACGCCTTGGCCGGAGGAGGAGCGCCTCTCCCTGATGAAGGCGGAAGCCCTATGGGAGGACCTTTTTGAAGTCAGCGCAGATGAGTTGCGCAATGCGATGGAGCGGATGAATGAATGAAAGTGGCATAAATCCTATCGAGTTCAATGTGTTGGTCCTGCAAGACAAGATCGAGGAAAAAACCAAAGGCGGTTTGCTTCTCGCGGACGACTTCCGGGATAAGGAAAAACACGCACAGGTGAGAGGCACAATCGTCGCCACATCGCCTCTGGCGTTCAATGAGGACATTTACCCCTCGGGAATGGAGCGGCCAAAGCCCGGCGACCGGATCGCTTTCGCTCGCCACTCCGGGGCGTTCATCCTCGGCAAGGACGGCGTGGAATATCGGATTGTCAAAGACAAAGATGTGGTGGCGGTGATAGATGGCTGACGAAGAACTCAAAGACGACCTGACAGAAGATCAGGTTGAGGCAGAAGAACAGGCAGAGACGCCGGAAGCGCCCGACCCGGAAGCAGAGGCCGAGGCGCGAAAGTACGGCTGGCGCGACAAGAGCGAATTCACCCTTGCCCCCGATGGGTGGGTAGACGCGACGCGGTTCCTCGAACTGCCTTCAACGCAACTCAAGATGACGCGCGACCTCAAGCGCGAACTTGAACGCGAACTGAAATCGCGGAACGAGAAAGACGCCAAGCTTGAGCGCACGGCGCAGATCGCGCTGGAGAAGGTTCGCCAGCAAGAGCGCGAGCGGTACGAACAGCAGCTTCGCGAGATTGAAGCGCAAAAACGTGCCGCTGTGGAAATGGCGGACACTGAGGCATTCGACCGGGCAGAGCGCGCCAGGCAAGGGCTGAAGGCTCCGGAGACGATTGAACCGGCCCCAAGGCAGGAGCAGGTTCCGGAATACATCGCCAAGGCAGAATGGTTGAAAGACCCCCACGCCTATCAGTTTGCGTTCAACGCCATCGAAAGCAACCCGGTCATCCAGGGGCTTCCTCCGGAACGGCAGATCGCTTGGGCGGCGGTAGAGGCGAAGAAGTTCTTTCCAGAGTTGTTCTCGGCAGAGCAGGAGCAGCCTCAGCAGCAGCGTTCGGCGCGTGTTGACTCGGGTGGTCTTGGCTTCCGTCCGAGAACCAAGGGAGCCGATGACCTGCCACAGGACGTGCGCAAGGTCGGTGAAATGTACGTCAAGGAAGGGATTTACAAATCCATTTCCGAGTACGCCGAAGACTATTTCAAGCAAGGGTGACGACATGCGTGAAGAAACCATCAAGGCAGAGCGCCGCCGTCGCAATTCGGACGGATTGGCCGGTGTCCGCAACCGTCTCGGCATCAGCGCCGATCTGGACACGAAGAATTTCGTCTATCGTTGGGTGAATGACGAGGGCACTCGCATTCATGACCTGACGGTCAATGACGATTGGGATTTTGTCGAAAGCCGCGATGGCAAGGCAAAACCGGATGCCACTGGCCTCGGTGCGAACATTACCGTGCCCGTTGGTGTTGCGAAGAACGGGGACGCCGTAAAAGGCGTTCTTCTGCGGAAACGCAAGGACTATCATGATGAAGATGAACTGGCGAAGCGCCGCCGCATTGATGAACTGGAAGCTGGACTGAAGCAAGGGGCAACGCCCGGAGCAGATCAGGATCGGCAGTACGTCCCCGCCGCTGGAATCCGTATCGAGACGGGCAGCCGGGGCTGAACATCAACCATTTAGGGGATAGCTATCATGGCTAACGCTAATGCTCCGACTGGGCTTCGTCCCATTCGGTATATGAGCGGTGCACCCTACAACGGCGCGGCGAACCGCTATTCGATTCCCTCGACCGACAGCACCGCAGTCTACATCGGCGGCATGGTGAAACCTGCTGGCTCGGCTGATGCTAACGGCATCATGACCGTAACCGGCAACGTTTCGACCGGAAACGCCGTAATCGGTGTCGTGGTGGGCGTAGAGCCTGTCACTGCATCCAGCACCATCTATCGCGAAGCTTCCGTTGACCGCTATGTTTGGGTTGCAGACGACCCGAACCTTGTCTTTGCGGTTCAGGAAGACGCCTTGGGTGGCGCTCTTGCGGTCACGGCTGTGGGTAACTCCGCAGACGGAATCAGCTTCACGAGCGGCAGCACCACGACCGGTCTGTCGTCCTTGCAGTTGGACACTTCGACCGCGACCGCCTCGGGCGATGGCACCGAAGATTTTCTGATCGTCGGCTTCCTGCAACGTCCGAATAACGAAGTTGGTAACGCCAATGCGAAAGTGCTCGTTCGTCTGAACAACCACTTCCTCATTGACGGCCAGGCTGGCGCATAAGGAGGTCAGTTAATGTCTGTCATTACCACTGGCGCACACCCCAAAGCCCTCTGGCCCGGCGTGCGCAAATTCGTGATGGGTTCGTATAACGAATTCCCCACGGAATACACTGAAGCCTTCGATATGAAGACTTCGGACATGGCCTACGAAGAAGACGTCGAAACGACCGGCTTCAACCTTGCGCAGATCAAGTCGCAAGGCGGTGCCACGTCCTACGACGCCCATTCGCAGGGCTTCGTGAAGCGCTATACCCATGTGGCCTATTCGTTGGGCTATGTGGTGACGCGCGAGGAACGCGACGACAACCTCTACAAGTCGCGGTCTTTCAAGCGGGGCGAACAGCTTTCGTTCTCGTTCCGCACCACGAAGGAAATCGTTGCGGCCAACGTTCTCAACCGTGCGTTCGACACGAACTACACGGGCGGGGACGGTAAGGCCCTTTGCGTGACCGACCACCCGTCGCTGGCGGGCAACTGGTCGAACACGCTGAGTGTTGCTGCGGACCTGTCGGAAGCGTCCCTCGAGACGATGCTGGTGAATATCAGCCTCGCCAAGAACTCGCGCGGACTGCCGATTGCCATTCGTGGCAAGAAGCTGATCGTGTCGCCTTCGGACGTGTTCAACGCCGAGCGCATCCTGAAATCGGCATTGCAGAACGACACGGCGAACAACGCCGTCAACGCAATCCGGTCTATGGGTCTCCTGCCGGGCGGGTATGTGGTCAACCACTATCTGACCGACACCGACGCATGGTTTGTGAAAACCGACGCGCCGGACGGGATGCTCGGGTTCCAGCGCCAAGCGTTCGAATTCACCCAGGACAATGACTTTGATACCGAAAACGCGAAAGCGAAAGGGTACGAACGTTATTCCTTTGGGTGGACCGATCCGCGCGGCCTGTATGGGTCGCCGGGCGCGTAAGGCCACAGGGGCGCGGGGCAACTCGCGCCTCCTTCATAGGAGAACTTCCCAATGGCCTACAAACCGACAAACTTCCCGAATGGGATTGCCGCGCCTTTCGTCAACGCTATCGGCGCTGCAACGGCATCGTCCGGGGCCGCAACTCTTACCGCGCTGCAAGGCAAGGTGACGAGCGAAGCCCTGACCACGGCACAGAACGCCATCTACACGCTGACCATCACCGATACGATGATTGCGGCGGCAGATGTTGTCATGGCGTCCGTGGCAAACGGCACGAACACCCAAGGCACTCCGATGATTGGCAAGGTCAGCCCCGCTGCTGGCTCTCTGGTTATCGAAGTGATCAACAAGCATGCGACCGCTGTTGCCTTCAACGGCACGGTGGTCGTGAGTTTCCAGGTGTTCAAGGCATCGTAATGGCGGGGGCGTTCGCGCCCCCGTTTCCTTTCGGAGGTCCGCATGTACAAGCACGGTCAGTGGCTGGCGCTCTGTGACAGGTGCGGCTTCAAATATCATTCGGGCCAGCTTCGCAAAGAGTGGACGGGCCTGATGGTTTGCTGTGGCGGCGGAACCAATAACTGCTGGGAAGTGCGCCACCCTCAAGAATTCGTTCGCGGCAAAAAGGATCGGCAGGCCCCGCCTTGGGTGCGTCCCGAGCCAGCAGACACATTCATTGACCCGAACACCCCGACATCCTGGGACGATCTGTAATGGCGACAACTGCCCTCTACACAGCGCGCGACCTTTGTGAGGAGGCCCTGCGGCTGATTGGCGTCGTCGCGCTCGATGAGCCGATGGACGCCGACACGGGCAAGGCGGCGCTGATGTCCCTCAATCTCATGATCAAGGGATGGCAGAACAAGGAATACTCGCTCTGGCTTACCACGTCGCAGACGCTGAATCTGACGACTGCCGCAAGTTACACGCTGAACCCCAAGAGGCCGCTCAGAATTGAAAGCGCGCGGCTCGTGCGCAGTGGAATTGAGACGCCCATGTGGGCCATGACGCGGAACGAGTACGACAACATTCCGCAGAAGGCATCCACGGGCCTGCCGACCACGTTTTATTACGACCGCCAGAAAGAAGACGCTCTGTTCTATGTGTGGCCGGTTCTGGCTGCCGCGAATGGCGAGACGGTCAAAATCACTTACGAGCGCGAGTTTGAAGACCTGACCGACCTGTCGGAAAACCCGGACATTCCGGGGGAATGGTGGGAGACGGTCGCCTATAACTTGGCTTCCCGGCTTTCGATGAAATTCGGGGTGGATGCGCCGAAAGTCGATGCTTACGCCAAGATGACGCTTGACGAGGCGCTTGCGGCTGATCGGGAAGGATCGGTTTACTTCGGAGAGCCGCGTTGAAAGTCGAATTTTGCGGGCAGTCCTCGCGGGATCCGGACAACTGGCAGGCGTCTTCGTCGCGGCTGGTGAACTGCTATCGTGAGGCGTCGCAAGGCAAGACCGGGCATATCATCAAGTCGGACCTCGGAACGACTGCCTTCTCCAACGTTTCCGGCGTGTTTTTCCGGGCGATGGCCGAGATTGAGGGCAACCTGTATGTGTCCTGCGGATCGGCGCTGCACAAGATTGACGTAAGTGGCGGGGCGGTTAGCCTCGGGGCAACGGCTGACAGCGCTGAAGCCTCGATTGCGGGCAACAACGGCGACGTGACGCTGTGTGTCGGCGGGAATTACTATGTGTGGGATGGGGCGAGCCTTTCAACGCCATCCGCAGGGGCGTTCTCATCGTTTGGTTCGCTGGATTATGTCGGGAACTACACGGTCCTGACCGAACTGAACGGCAGGCGGTTTCAGTGGTCTGGTCTTGCCGATGCGGGAACCTTGCCGGGGCTGAACTTCTCCTCAGCAGATGGTCGGGATGACAAGATCATTCGCGGCGCTGCGATTGGAGGCGTGTTCTACATCTTCAAGGAAAAGAGCCACGAGGTCTGGTACAACACCGGTGAATCCGGGGCCAATGCGTTTCAAAGGCAGGCTGGTGGGGTTGTCGACACCGGGCTGAAGTCGTTTGGCCTCTTTTCCAAAGTACCGGGGGCTTCCGCGTTCTTCGTCGGGGCTGACAACCGGGTTTATATCGTTGGGGTCGGGCCGGTTTCCATCCCGCCGGTCGAGACGGCGATCAAGACGCAGAACCCCGAACGGTGCCTGTGTTGGGAGGATGAGGGCCACACCATGTGCGCCATCATTTTCCGCGATGCTCCGGCGTGGGTCTATGACGTTGCGACTGGTGAATGGCACGAGAGGGCGCAAGGCGTCGATCTGGAGCCGTGGCAGGCGGCGGACAGCGCGAAGCTCGGGGATAGTTGGTATGTCGGCAAGTCCGGCGGCGAAGTGCTGAAGATGCTTCGCAGCAATGCCGATGGGTCTCAGCCCCTTGTCCGGTCAATGGTGTCGCGGACGCTTGAGAATGACGGGCAGTATATTTCGATTGGCGAGTTGGAAGTGTTTGCCCGGATCGGCTGGGCTGCCGGAAATGTCATGATGAGACTGTCAAAAGACAGCGGTCATACATGGGGACAGTGGCGCACAAAGTCTTGGTCGGTCGGTGAATATAACAAGCGGCTGATCTGGCGGGCCTTGGGGCAGGCGAGACAGTGGACGGCAGAAATCCGGGTGAGTGACCCGGCTGAATTCCCGGTCAACGCAGATGGACGGGTGGCATGACGGCTAAACCGCTTCTCAGGGAACAGCCCGCCACGAGAGACGGCAAGATGGCCTCGGATGCGCTTCTGGAGGTTATCCAGATGCTTGTCAGGGACGTGAATGCAGCGACTTCGTCGGTTGCTGCTCTCACGGCCAAGCTTGACGCAATCGCGGCGGTTACAGCCCCGACAGGTGGGGCGACGGTGGACAGCCAGAGCCGCACGGCCATCAACGCAATCATTGCGGCGGCGACATGAGAATAACGGTGGACGAGGCGAGAGAGTATTTCGCCCATCCATCGCAACATCAGGGCGGAAAGACTGAGGCGGACCTGCCTGATTGGGCCGACTATTGGGCCAGCGGCGGCGTTTGCCTGATGACCCATGCGGCCTACTGGCCCGGCGTGGTGATGGTTCATATTGGAGCAAAGCCTGAGTGTTGGGGATTTCTGGACGCTCCAGTGAAGCGCCTGCTCAAGGAAATAGCGGAATCCGAAGGGGCTGACCGCTTGATTGCATGGATTTCTGAAACAAACCGCGCGGCTCTGGCTCTGGCCCGGCGTGTTGGGTTCTCAACGGACGGATACATGCCGAACGGCGTGTTTCTGTTAGGCTGGAAGGTTTAATCATGTCGTTTCTAGGCGCAATCGTCGGTGCTGCCGCACAAGGAAAAGCGGCAAGCAAAGCCGCAAAAGCACAAACGCAGTCGGCACAGCAAGACCTCGCCTTCCAGAAGGAAACGCGCGACCTGACGCGGAGTGACCTGGCCCCGTTCAAGAATGCTGGCTCAAACGCACTTGCGGCCTATAACTACCTTCTCGGCCTTGGCTCTGCCCCCACGATTGGCGGAACTGCCGCGTCTATCGAGACAATCAACGGTGTTCAGCCAGGAGTGCAGCCGGGGCAGTCTGTTGGGAGGGTAAACGCTCTCGGGTATGGAGTTGGTCGGGGTCGCGACAACGGAAACACCTATCAGCAGAACGCAGCGCCACAAGCCGCCACGACGCAATACCGTGTCAACGGCCAATTGTTCAGCACCTTGGCCGATGCACAAGCCTACGCCAACTCTCACAAGACGGGCGGCACGACATACGCGGGGCTTGAGACAACCCCCGGCTATCAATTCCAGTTTGATCAAGGCATGGCCGGGGTAAACGCTCTCGCCGGTGCGCGTGGCGGGCTTGACAGCGGCGCAACCCGCCAAGCTCTTATGGAAACTGGGCAGGGCATGGCGCAGCAGTATCGCGACAGCTATTTGAACCGCCTCGCTGGATTGTCTGACATGGGTGTCTCGGCAGCTTCCATGCAGGGCAACGCCAACTCGAATGCTGCGGCTGGCGTGTCAAATGCTCTCTCGGGAATTGGCAACGCAAAGGCGGCAGGCGCTATCGGTGTCGGCAATGCCTTCTCTGGCATGACCAACAATCTCCTTGGGACGTTCCAGTACCAGAAGGGCATGAGCACTCCGGGCGGTATGGGTTCCTTCTCAGACTTATTCGGCAGCAAGAACTGGCTTGGCGGCTTCTGATATGGCGACGTGGGAGCAAATCCGTAACGGCATTTTTGCCGGAGAAAGTGGTGGAGATTACAACGCGCTTTTCGGGTTTTCCAACCGTGATGGCGGGAAGTTCTCCAACGTTCGCTTGACCGACATGACGCTTGATCAGGCTTTGAACTTCGCCAGCCCCTCGGGGGAATATGGTCAGCACGTGAAGGGCCAGATCGGTCGTGTAGCCACACCAATGGGTGCCTATCAGGTTGTCGGAACGACGCTCAAGGCAGCTAAAGATGCTCTCGGCCTGACCGGCAACGAGCGGATGACCCCGGAACTGCAAGACCGCATCGGGCAGTGGATTTACGCGGCGCAAGGGACAGGCGCATGGGAGGGGTATAAGGGGCCGCTAGATGCCCTTCCTCCAGGCGCGCTGCCTTCGGACCCGCAAGCTAGAGGCATGGCTCAGACGGGCCAGAATGCGCTTGCTCCGGCCCAACCGCAGCAGAACGTCTTCACGCCGCAAATCCAGCAGATGGACGCGGCTCAATTCATGCGGCAACGCAACGCGCTGGCCCCTGTCCAGAACGTCTATGAGCGCCGCAACTACTTGGGGACTGCCTAAATGGCTTATGATGCCGGAATCATTCTTCAAGGCCAGCCGGTCAACGTCCTCGGGGCAATGTCGGCAGGCAACCAACTCGCGGCACAGACGCAGGAATTGCAGCGCCAGAACGCTCTTTCCTCGCTCTACAAGTCGCAAGGCGCAGGGATTGTGAACGGTGATCCGGGCGCATTGAACGCTCTGGCTCAGTATGACCCGAATGCCGCACTTGGTATCAAGCAGCAGCAGCAAGGCATGGCTTTCGACGCTGAGAAAATGGGCATGTTGCGCGAGGAGGCAAAGAACGCCGCCGCCGAC